GTTAGTGTTTCTGATAACAGCAAACCTAGTACGTCTAATGCCACTAGCATTTGGCTTCTGCGTTACAGCTATACGCATCAGCTCCATGCAAGAGGCCACAGATTTACCAGAACCAACTGGCCCTCTGAGACCTCTTACAAAAGAGCGATCTTTCATAAACGCCTTGGCGACAGGCCCCGGCGGTTTATAATCTAGGTTCATGCAATAAACTGTCTACGAGATGCACCACCAGCTGCGCCTTGCAACGCTTGGCGTCTAGCAGCAGTAGATAAGCTTGTGGTCGAACCAGTCACATTGGTAGCTGTAGCTGCTGTTTGTGTAGAAACACCGCCATCACCATTATCACCACCAATAGTTCCAGAACCGCCACCAGCCTTCATGCCAAGACCAACAGGGCCGTAATTGCCAAAAGCAGCTCGTTCATTCTGAACGTAACCGATTCCCTTTTGCAATCTAGTGCCGCCAGGATTTGCAACTGGATCAACGCCGCCACCAGTATAAACATCAAGACCAAGAGCGTTTTTGCTAACAACACCTTGAATACGACCAATGCTGTCATAAACAGGAGTGCCACCAGCATCTATCTGTGACTTGATACTACCAGCAACAGCCTTCCCCATTTGATTAGCCAGCGTTGCAACACCGCCAATAAGAGGTGCGTTCATTACTCTTTCTGAAATCTGGCCCTTTGTCACCCTTGATGACAGATCACGATACGCACCTTCTGTGCTTGTCGTAAAACTATCACTTGCTGTCTCAGCTGCACGAGAAGCGTCTGATACATTACCAGACTCTCTTACACCAGCAGCACCACGACTGCTAGGCCCAGCTACACCAGCTGACTGACGACCACCACGCTCTTGAGCAACGGCTCTTTGGTTCTGCTCTTCTTTGGTTAATCCTACTTGTCCACGAGTTGAAGAACCGCTTGGGCCTCCACCTCCTCCTCCACCATCATCACCCATTTGATCCTCCTTCGGCTTATTGGGGTAAAAAAATATTTTTAACAGATCGGTTTATTTAAGTCTATCGTGTATGTGTTTCACCTTTTTATGGTTACTCGTCCGTTTTTTAAGGCCCTTCGACAGACAGCACTGTATATACGGATGGGACCCCTATTAGTCGACATTGAAGTTTATTTGTACTGCTGTACTCGGCCCTCTCGGTGCGTCATTCCTTAATCCAGCACGATCCATCAGATCCCTTGCAGCTTCAAGCCTAACATGCTGTGAGTTGCTTTGCAGCAGATCACGCATCGTTGCCATCGCTTGTGTAGCGTCCCATCCCAAAGTCATCATAGCTAGTTCTTGTCTGTATTCGATAACATGCTGTTTGTTAAGGGAATTATATGCCCAAGCTTTGTTTCTACCCAACTTACTTGCTGCTTCTGTTGGGTTGCAACCATCATGCAAGATCATATGCACCAGATCAGCCTGTGCATCAGTCACTTTACTGTGCGATGTTCTTAGCGTTGGCGAGTGTTTCTCAATGTCTTCCATTGGTACTACACCGCCTTTATATCTTTCTTGCTGTTCTATATTGGCTTTCGTCATGTCCGTGTCCCATAACTCTTCGGAAGGAGATTATACACACATGCGTTTGAACCCTGTCAATACACTTGTGGTATCCTATTGTAATCACGCTATTAGCACCCTCCAAATATCATTCGCTCTTGCGAGGTGAATGATATTCTCCGAAGTGCGGCTTGAGTGTGTTGCTAGCAAGGCTTTGCCCTTGGTTGGGCAACGCAAGACAAGCTTGCCTTTCATTGTTTCATCTCGTTCGTAGCTGTGCTCCGAATGACCGTTTGAGGACGGTCATCCGGCTCCACAGGACTACTCTCTATGGGAGACACACACACACAATTTTTTAGCGTATCATTAGATGATGACGATCCACAACCTCGAGAAAGTCAATGATCAATATTCTTCGATTGAATCATTCCTATTTGTATATTGTCGCTGTGCAGTGGCGCAGCTCGTAGTTCTGCATCAGTGAGTTTTATCCCTAATCGAACAATATTGCCCAGCAGAGCTGGCCTTCGGTCATTGACTGTCTGCGAGTTTGGATGTCCGTAGGGATCAACGCTACAAATCGTGTATGCGTGTTACCTAACTAACTACTACGGGAGACTACAATGCAACAGTTAGACCTATTCACTACAGTAACCGCCAATTCAGTAGATGATGTCAACGTTACCATCTCGCCAGCACAGTATGAGATCATGCAGTGCATTGCATCCGGCGACTTGATACGAGCTACTGAGCTTATCGAGTTACAGAACGATACTGATGACGACATTTGGTTTTAAGCCAAATATGAGTGGGGTAGGCATAGGGTCTACCCCATAACCTAGACGTGAGGAGAATCACATGACTAATACAGAACTTACCACAGAGAATCTTGACCGCGTAGCTCGTGCATTGCAGGCAGACGCTAAACCATCACCTGACAAGCAGCGTCAGTGGGATGAGGAGTTCAAGCGTAAGATGCACGCTCTCATCGACATGTTCGAGGATGGCCCCGAGGTTATCCTACAGTGCAAGGTTGCTGACCAGTTCACTCGTGTCTTCGAGAAGATCACGCACAACATCACAGCTGCTGGCACACAGGCCAAGCGTGAGCTTCGTGACCTCAAGCGTGACGACGTTGGCATCGAGATCACTCGCAACAAGATCGAGGATCAAGAGAACAAGATCGAGCTACTGCGTCAGCAATACTGGATCGCCAATCACGCTTACAAGATCATGCGGCATCAGGTTCGCTCAGAGGTTATCGGCAAGACTGGTATGAACTGGGGACAGTACATACCCGCTGACGAGATGTCTCGTGTCAAGCGTGTCAACTTCCGCAAGGGTCAACTGACCATGGAGCAGTATCAAGCCAACAAGCAAGACTTCTGGTCATATGCTCGTGACGCTGGGCTAGTCGAAATGCCCAGAGATGATAGCTTTGCTTCCAATACCTAACATTGCACGAGTGGTGGGGCTGCGGCCCTGCCACTCATTTTTTTGCGTCCGGCAACACCGTTGATGCGCCTCAGACTGGAGAAGCCAAATGAAAGTTTTATACAAACCTCAAGTCCATTCAGAAAAAGGATGGCAAGATGTATCGTCACAGTGGTTCACAGATTTACAGACTGCAAAGAATCTTGTGAAATCCCTTAAAAAGCCAAGATTGAATCATAAAAGGGTCATAAAAAAGATAGTGACCACCCCCCACTCTTATCAAATTTCACTTGCTTACACAGATTAACCAACGGAGATTCTAGCCATGATATTTTATATAATCGCTGGCATATTTTCTGCCCTAGCAATACTGTTTTTATTAGCCAAATTCGACTTCAAGAAAGTTCTTTGGCTTGACATCCCAATCGACATCGCCTCTACTATCTTGCTCGTTGCTATGTTTGCTGGCACATTTGCTGGCATGATGGCAGCAGTCATTGGCGGTTGTGTCATCTCGCTAACCTTGCTAACAGCTAAGAAGCTTATAGGTTACAAAAAGCCAAAGTGGTTTAAATACAAATATCAGTGGGTAGAGATGCCTGCTCGATAATAAGAATTGACACTGTTGCCCAGCTAGCAGGGACGCAATGCAGTGACAGAGGCTAGACGTGATGCCTCATCTTTCAATCATCCTCTAACGCAAAGGAGAATCAGGATGAATTTCGCACAAATCACAGTTTCCGGTAATGTAGGTTCAGCCCCAGAGATTCGGGATGTTAACGGCACTAAGGTCGCTAACTTCTCAGTCGCTGTCAATGAGTCCTACACTAACAAGTCAGGCGAGAAAGTGGAGACTACCCACTGGTATCGCTGTGAGGCTTGGGACGGTAGCAATGGCAAGGGTCTTGTATCCAACGTCATTGAGAAGTATGTCGGTCAGGGTACAACAGTCTTTGTCCAGGGCATGCCTCTGATTGAGGAGTACGAGAAGGATGGGCAAAAGCAACGCTCATTCAAGATCAAGCTAGCTGGTGCTGGCTCAACCTTCCGCATGGGCGGCAAGTCTGGTGGCGGCAGTGATGCCACATCAGCCCCAGCTGTACCAGCAGGAGGTGAAGACATTCCGTTCTAAC